GTTAGAGACTGATTTAGAGTGATTTCTGTGTAAGTTTGAACGTCAAATAGATATAAATCCCATTCGGTAGAACTATTTGCGTATGTGGCATCTGTTAGAGCGAATGAATATACTCTAGCCTTTCCGATTGAAGTACCTGTCCCTGCTAGGGTAGCATTTTTTCTTTGATTATATAAATCTACAGTATTAATTGCAGAATTAATACCAACAAATGGGGAACCACTTACGTTATTGATTCTCAATAAGTTACCCATCTCAAATGGGACAAGTGCTGTTGGCACAGACTGAGTATCTCTTGGTTTATCTACGTCAATAATTGTGCTTCCGGCATAGTCGAAATCAAATCCACGAACATATGCAGTTCCAGGAGAAATCTTGACACACATCAAATCATCTGAAGGTGTGTTTCCCTGATCTGTTTTTTCTGTTGAAAGGTAAATACCTTCATTAGAAATTCTATCATTTAAGGAATTTAAAACATCAACAGTAAATGGATTTACTGAGTAATCACCAGATTCGTCATATGTTCTCTTAGCAAAATAGTCTTTGATTATTGAATATGTTGACTTATCTTGGAGTTTTCTTATTTCACCATTCTTAATTCTAATGAGTTCAATAAAATCTTTATCGTCCAGGTCATCAATATCTTTTTTAGAAAGGATTGCAGATATTTTAAATCTATCAGCACCTGGAGATGCATAGTTCGAAAATCCACGTGCATTATCATTTAGACTTTCATCTTCGTCCGAATTGACAATTTCCTCAAAGACATTTAATCCAACTCTATATGATACGTTGTTGGAGTATGGATCTAAGACTACAGTTGAAACACCAACATTTACAAAAGAACCTCTCATGAAGTAAATGCCAGTGGTAATTCCTACAGCAGAACCAACGGCATTTGCATTAGATTCGATAACGGTTGCAACTGTGTCTCCAGAGTTGATAGTTGTTGCGCCACCATTATAGGTTACATTTTCTGTTATTACAAGATTCTCATCTTCTATAAATGCATTTCTTTGAAAATCAATACCAGAAGAAACATATTTGACGTAAAGAGTAATTTCTTCAACACCATCCGTTGGTGGAATGCTATAATTATTAATTATCGCAACAACACCTGAGGTTTGGCCCTCTACACGTTTACCAATTAACTCTTGCAGATATAGACTTATTTCTACACCAAGATGTGTTTCTTGAACTTTTAGTGAAAAATATTGATTATCATATGTAACAGACCCAGGGATAACCATGGATCCTTCTTTAAACACATGACTACCAAAAGACTCAATCTGGTTCTGAAGTATTGACTGGAGAGTTGTTAATTCTCTAGCTTGAACTGGATATCCAGGTTTAAACAGAACTTTATAGAAGTTCTTATTTGCGTCGAAATCATCAAAGTAAGGACTGATATTTAAGTCTGTTTTTTGGGACATCTTTAGAATTCCAGTATGATTTTAATATCTTCTTTTTGGCGACTGTTTCTGGTGATTATTGGTCTGTTATCCAAATAAATGATATCGCCTGACCCTTTATTTATCTCAGGAGAAGCAAGTCCAGAAGTGAAGTTAACACCGAGATTGATTACTTTATTTCCAGTTGGATTTGTACTAATTCCTGTAAAGTTTTGGTCAATAGAACCAGTAAATCCACTTGGAGACGCAGTAATTTGATTGGAGGATGATTCAAAATCTAAAACTTTAGACGAAGTAGAAACTCCAATATAATCTCTCTGGTCGTTTGTACTTTGATTAAAGTATAATGATCTATCTTGAATATACTTTATAACTTTAGTTTCACTATCATATGACGATACCCAACCATATGCGATTCCACCAGTTACCGACTGCTGAATTTTATCGCCAACAGCTGGAGTTCCGGAAGTGCTTGTAAACTTTAACGCATATGCAGAGGAGAACTGACTTCCAGAATAAATTGTTGTTGAACCTATGGAAGTTGGATTCTTGACTAGACCAACCTGGGCAAATTTAGTATCTGTTGGAAAATCTTTAGTAGAATCATCAAATCTTGCATAAAGTAAAACTTTATCAGCACCTAATTCTTTATAAATGTCATATCCATGACCTTTTGAAGGTGGAATAATCGGAACTAGTTTTGCAAAATCTGAAGAAGAGTTCGTGTTTATAGAACCTAAATCAACTATTCCATAAGTATAATTCTTTCCGCCAGAAGAAACTACAGTATTTGTTATTTTGCCGTTGACAACATCAACAATAACCTTACCGCCAGTACCATCACCTAAGATGTCAAATTCTTGTCCTACTCCATTTGAATAGTTTGATCCTTGCCTCTCAATATAAACTTTTTTAATCTGATTCTCATTAATTGAAGAATCACCATTTTCCCTTACCGATTGAATTTGAGAATCTGTAGAAGTATTCCAATCATTTGGTAGGGTGATGTATTCTGTAGAATCAAATTTTACAATATCACTTGGATTAACAGTAAACAAATATTTCCAAACATACCCATCTCCACTATCACCAGCCTTTGAAGGTTCTAAGTCTGTAAATAGAGGCTCATCTTGAGAAGAATTTCCTGCTGTATTAATACCAGAAGAACCATTGTCAATACAAATGTAAACTTTATACTGACTGTTCATTACATAATAATTTGCATCATATAATCTCGAAGAAGACGTTAATGGTGAAGGTTGAATCAAAGAATAGTCATGTCTATACATTTCATATTTTGTTCCTCTTGTCCAGTCTATTCTACGAATAACTCTACGGACAGAAGCGGATGACACTTTTTTACCATATAAAGTCACATCACCAGTGTGAGATTGATACGTAAAGTTATCAACGGGAGTTGGTACATTAGTATTCCAATCCGAAGTTCTTCCAAACCCCACTTGAGTAGCATTTGGAAGTCCAACAAAAACATAGTAAGAATTGGAGGTGTTCTCAACAGATTCTACAAAGTTATCAGCATTTAATATTCTAAACTGATCTGTTACAATTGAGGACATATTTACAGTTTTTTCTATATTTATATTGTTATCCGAATGTTTTCTTGAGTGCTCCCTTGTCTCTCAATCCATATCCCCTTCTTTGTGTGGTTGGGAATGTTGATAAACCAGAATCTACAGTCAATCCTGTAACTCCAATGGACACTGGAGAATTTGAACGGGTGACATCAAAGAATCTTCCCCAAGAGAATCTTCCAACTGGAATGCTTGAAGAAACTGCAGTTGTTGCAATTCCTACAATAGATGTTCCTGAATGAATGTTGGTAGTTACTTCTGCATTTTGTCCACCAGAAGATATTGAATGAATGTAGTAAATATTGTCAACAAAGGTTGTTCCTATACCAACAACAGAAGAATCTGCACCATCAATTGAGGTTACGCCTGCTCCAACTCCAGTTTCATAAACTAAAATTGGATATCCAACCAATAGATCTGTGAAAGGAGTTGCAGAAACTGTTGAATTCAAGAACAACTTGAGTGCCAAAGGATTTCCTCCAGTTCCAGTTGTTGTAGAAATTCCAGTGATAATTCCCGAGAATCCAGAAACTTCCGCTCCACTAATTCCAGTTATTGTTTCAATTTTTGGATATGGTGCTTCAACAATTACACTTGGTGGATTTGATTGTGAATATCCAAATCCAGGATTTACAATTACTGGAGAAGTAATTAAACCTCCTGAGATTGTAACTGTTGCTGTTGCTGTAGTTCCAACTCCAACTCCAACTGCCTTAGGCGCTGCAATCTTTACATTTAATGTGGTTGCAGTATATCCTGCACCGGGATTTGTAATGGTCAATCCTGATATGGTTCCAGCAGCAGATACTGTTGCTGTTAGTCCAGCAGATACTAATCCACTATCTTGTACAAGTAGAACGTTGAAGGACGAAATAGCAGTTCCACTTACATCTTCTTCATAATCAAACAATTGGGCATCGTCTACAAAAATTTCAGTGTCAGTTGAGAGAACATTCTTGATTACTTTTGCAGTTGGGAATATTTGTCCCTCAATAGAATCTCTGCTCTTATAAACATAATCACCGTTTACAATCTTGTCTGCTTTCTGTTTTGTCCAGAATAGTGGTTTGTAATTGTCAATATCAATTCCTGCACCAGAATAGATATTGGTTTCAAGTCTGTCAGAACCGGTTAAATCATCAACTCTTCTGACATCTTGAGAAACAGTTCCAGGGTAGTTATAATTTTTCAAGATTTGAATATCATCACCTATCTTAATACTTTCTACGATATCAACTTGTTGAGTGTCAATTCCATCTGTACCCTTATAGAAGAAGATTGCAATGTTATCTTCTTCTCTTGGTGGTTCACTGAATAGAATCGATGTTCCGCCGTCATATTCATATGCTACTCCAGGTCTTTGAATTACCCCATTTCTAAACACAAGTAAAACTGTGTTCAAATCAATATCAACTGAAGTTGGGTCTAGAGGGTCTATTTCAAATGAAAGTAATTGTGCATTGTAATATAATGGGAATCTTTTTCTAACTCCATCTTGCAAATTGGTAAATGGATCAATGAAGTCTAGGTCTCCAAACTGCCAAGAAGCAAAGGAATCTGTGAATATATCCAATACAGTTAGATTAAACTCTTCTAGAGGACTTGCCAGATTCTTATCAGTTACTAGACCAACTGGTTTAAATACGTCACCAATTCTAAATCCATATCCAGGTCTGTTTATCTTAAATGATTTCACTTCAAATAGAGTTGAACCAATTCCAGTCGTAGAAGAAGCACCAACGTCGAGAGAAAGTAAAAGTCCAGTTCCAGTTTCAGTCGTTGGTCCTATTCCAAATCTAGACACACCAACAACTGGCATATTTGAATATGAAGGTTCTGGAATTACAACTTGTGGATTTGTATATCCAGTTCCACCATAACTTACTGTAAATGCTAGTGTTCCACCTGCACCAACAGTTGCAACTATTATGGCGGTTGAACCAAGACCAACTGCATGTGAAGTTTCACTCAAACCAATAGAAACTGTTCCATAATATCCAGAACCAACCCTATCAGTTGTTCCAAGACCCACCGAAACAATACTTCCGCCAGCGCCTACAACAGCAGTTACCGCAGCTCCTACAAGAGGTGCAAATCCTAGTCCATTTGTAGAACCAAGAGATATAATTACACCACCTCTTGGAAGTTGGTTTTGATTTACATCGTAATCGGAAATGATAATCTGGCCATTAGAAGAGGTTATTCCAGTGAAAGAAACCGTAGAAACACCAGAACTTGGAATAATATTATAGTTATTTCCTACATTATTTTCTGTTGTTGGGGTCTGGAATACGTCATTAATTAGTAGAATTGGTGTTGTGCTTACTCCAACAGTGCTAATGCCCTGAACTTTCATACCATAAGTTATTCCAATTCCACTAAAATTATCTGAAATATCATCGTAAATATAGTTTGTGGAGTAATCTTGTCTTAGGTAGACTCTTCCGTCAAATGTGGATTTCGGATATGGAAGTTGTGTTGTTACATCTTTCGAAATACCAGCATTACCATATGGAGCGTCTGTGAAGTATATTGTAGTTCCTTCAATATTATAAGAACCTCTATAAACTCTGGTTGGGGAACCGTCATTATGCGAAGTTAGTGCCGATCCTACAGATGCTCTAGAAACAAATACTAGGTTGAATGTTCCTATTCCAGATACAGGTCCAGAACCAGTGGTTCCTAACCCAACTGAAATAATATCCATGTATTCATCGTTTATCTTAAGAATATCCCTAGGTCTAATGGAAGTAATTCCAGACATAGCGAATATTGTAGATGCAGTTCCAATTTGACCACCATTGTTTTCCAGTACAAAATTAAGTGGTGTAAATGTTAGTGGTTTTTGAATTACACCATCAATTGTGATAATTGACTTCTCATTTCGCTTCGACATTGTTACTGAGTGGGCATTTCCAGAACCAAACGAAGTAAATGTTACACCAATACCAGCATTTGCATAAGTTTTTGTCGTTGCCAACTTAAAGTTATTATTATCAATCTTAATTGCATAAACTCTTGAAGGTAGTATGTCTGTTGTTCCAATACCAACTCCACCAACTATTTCTGTAGCAGTTGAACCGATTCCAACGGAGGTTGCAGCAACTCCAATGAAAGTAGAACCAGCAGTATAAACAAGTTCTTCACCAGTACTGAAGAAGTGATCATCAATTTTGAAAACTCCTGTAGATGGATTTAATGTTGCAGAGGAAGAGGGATTAAAAGTCTTTTTGAAGATAGGTGTTCCTTCATACTTGAGGTCAAAGAACTTTCTATTGACCCTCTCACCATTCAAACCATTATACTGTTTTAAGATAATCGATTCTTCAACAGTACCATAATTTAAATTCGGAGCAATATTATCATAATCATTCTGCACATATAAAATTTCATTGAAACTCTGTACTAAAACATCACTTCCAACATTTGAGTCTGGGTGGAATGAGAGAATAATCTCAGAACCAGAAGTTGAACCACCAAATGTTCCAATTCCACTCGTGCTTCCAATTGAAAGGAATGGATATTGGGTGACAGTTACAGTTTCATTTCCATCATTGCACAGTAAAACTTGGTGTAGAGCACTGGTGTTTCCATAGGAAACTTTAACTGTAGATTTAACTGCTAAAACAGTCTCTGTTCCAACACCAATTACAGAGGTAGTTCCAGAAGATACATTATAATTTGATTGATAATAAGCACTTCTTTCATTTCCACTGATTTGACCAGAAACTAAGTATCTGTATGTTCCAACACCTACAGCGGTAGTGCCAAATCCAACTATCTTACTTCTAACTAAGATATCACTTGAAGTATTATTGTAATAATCTATTTTAAGATTTCCACCTGTTACTGAAGGTTGGAATACGCCAATATGATTTGTTGATATTCCAGAACTTGTGTCAAAATAATATTCTGCAGTGTAAGTATCAGATCCATCATGCTCAACAAATAGTTCAACATAATTCATTTTCTTAGTAGCATCATCAATTAATTGAATATTTGCAAATATTCCCTTATTCAAAGAGGTTGATGCTGCAAATACTGTTACAGTAGTTCCAATTCCAGCTGTGGTATTAACGCCGACAAGATTAACAAATCCAACAGACTGTGTTCCTATTCCTGGTAAGTCAGACCCGAACTCCGTCTTTATTACCTTAATTTCATAGTCTTTGTTGTATGGATCGGTAGGAATAAATCTCAAAGCAGGAATATCAAATGAATCCATATCTGCAACTACTTGACCAATAGAAGTTGTAGAACCACTGTCAATGGACGCTTTAGAGAGATTATATACATTGTTGTTTGTATATAAAGCAACTACTTCACCAACTTGCTTAACATTAGAATTATTTTCTGAAATTTGGAATATGTACTTGGAGAAACTATCTTCGATAAAGTCCAAATAAACATATTCATTCAGAGTCGCATTAGTGTTTGAGAAGAGTGAACTTATATCGTCAATTAAAAGAACTCTATTAGTCGTACATCTTACATAATCTGTTAGTTTCTTGTTCTTAAATTTAATAAATTTGGATTTACCAGATAAAGTATCATAATCTATTGTTAGGTCAAAGTAATTAATTGTATCAACTCTATTTTCACCTACAACATCAAGAACAATAACATCATTCGTTTCTGTAATATAAGAAGGTCTCGTTCCAGTCTTGGAATTTATTTGTGTGTCAGCAAAATTCTTCATTCCGCTTGGGTGAAGAAGTCTATTAACAGAATTCACCATATCTTCATATTGAACACTACTCTTAACAGAGTAAGACATATTCTGATAGTAGTCATTATCTGGAGAGACTTGAGACTGTTCACTAAGTTTTCCAGTGTCTGAAGACCAACCCAAATCACTCCTCAACGCAAAATCTACATTAAATCTTGCTTTTCTACCATCAACAGATTCAATGGTTGCTATGGTTCCTGACTGAACACCTTTGATTAAATCTCCTGGTCTTAGTTGACTATAAGTTCCAAAGAACTTGACATAATCTCTATCAAAGATTTGTACCGTTAAATCGGTCTCAATATAGTTTGTACTTGCTGAAGGTTTTACTAAAATACCTTCATCTAACAAGAATGGTGAGAATTCTTGAATTGGGTCAAAAATTGGATAGTTTTTCTTATTGATTATGAATGCATAACTGCTTTGTGAAGTTTTTGCAATACCAGCATTGGATGTTAGTCCAGCAATACTATATTCAAGTTTTGCTGGATTTGAGTTCACAAAATTAGTTATAGTAAAGAACCTATAACCATAATCTGCAGAATTAAATCCTGTACCAGTGGAGTCATTCTTCTCAATATTTTCTACGAATATTTCATCTCCAACAGAAAATACTGAGGTTGAAAATCCTAGTAATGGTGTAGTCAAATAGCAAGTGATAATACCAGTTGGAGACGACTCCATAGTATTAATACCAATACCATTGCTGTTATTAATTGCAATGATATTCTGCTTTACCGATGACAATCCTTTTGGAGAATAAATTAGATCTACCGAAGAAATTGAAGTTCCAGTTAGTTTACAGTTTAGAGACTCATTACTTACAAGTTGATTTGTAGTAGGATCGACTACGATTAGGTTTGGTGGAGTTGAATAATTCTTACCACCACTAACTATATCTACAGATACTATGCTATTAGAATTAGTTAGTGTGTAGATTGGTGAAATATATGCTTCTGGTCTCAGAGTTTTATCTGAGGAATATTCAAATCCTTGGTTTAGAATTCTAACCTTATTAATTTTTCCTAACTGATTGCTAGTGGCAACTATGTTAGCATTTTGTCCACTGGCAGTGGTTGCTGAAGAGAATCCTGGTAGAGACTTATAATTGTATCCACCAAAAATGTTTCTGACTTTTTTGATTCCACCAGTAGCTGTGATTGAAGTTGTGGAATATTTAAGAACATCAGTATTTGAAGAATTCAGGTATGTTTCATTTGGAATTTTTGACAATGATATTGAGAATGTTGTTGTTCCAACTCCAAATACAGAGAACGTTCCATTATACTCGTTATCAATAAAGTTGATTTTAGAATAATTTTTAACTTCAGTGTCCGCAGTGCTGATAAATCCAGATTTTTCAAATCCATAGAATAAATTCTGTGGAAGTCCATTAGAATGCTTGAGAGTTAGAGAGGCAGTCGTTCCAACACCAACTGTACC